ATTGAGGTCACCGAGGCAGGGTAAACCTGCTGCCATACTGAGCCGTCATAAACAGTTATGGTGTTTGAGTCGGTCTGGTATGTGACCATTCCCTCGCTAATTACAGAAGTGCCGAGGGCTGAGCCTCTTGCGGCAGTTCCAGCGAAGACCATAACGACCTGGTCTTGAAGGTAATCCTGGACGTTCGCGGCTGTAAGAACCTCTCCCGCGGTGAATACTTTACGGCCTAAACCTGACATTTTGCTCCTAGAAGGCTAACGCGTTGCCTGCGTCTAGCTTACCAAATTGTGCGTCATCCAAGACTAACAGCGCAAAGTCGAGTGTCGAGAACCCAAGGGACATTATGTGGTTGTCAAGGTCAATTGAGTTGTCAATGCGGATAATCTCAGCGTATTTAGAGATGGCGGGCGCTATCCCATTGGGGGTGAACTTTATTTCGACGACATCGCCAATTTCAAGGCCTAGCAAGTCTGACTGCTCTTGGGCTGTTAGCTCGTCTAAAAGTATGTCCACAGACTCAAACCGGTATTCAGGCTGGCTGTATTTATTGGCATAAAACTCCGCAAGTTCTACGACATCTGCGGCATCGTTTATTAGTAGCCCAGTGCGGGTTAGGTTGAAAATGCCGTAAGTGTCAATGGAGTTTAGGTCAAGTGCCGTGGCTTCCGTAAGGGTTACGTCAGAGCCAACCACTACTTCATTGGCAAGCAATTCTGACCCGTATTGGACACGCAAAGACTGATACCTAATACCGCTGCCATCATCAGCCAAAACGACACCGCCAGAAGTCGGCGCTGCAATTCTGTCCCTAAAAATCACATTACCGGACTTACCAATAAAAAATGCACCTGGCTCACTGCGCTCGACTAAGCGTAGGTAAGTAAGGGCATTTGTATTATCTGGCACTGTGTCTGCGCCAAGTTCCATTAGGCCGGTATCAACGTCGCGTAAATCGACTGGCCAATTTATTTCAGGCAGGCTAAGTATTGCGTTTATTCTTTCCCCTGATTTTTGGACAGTATTTGTAAAGCTGGCAATTGTTTGTGTTGCAAAGCTACTTGTCGCGTCAGAACATGCTGCGGCTGCCGTGGAATCGCCGTTAGGTTCATAGGAAAGGTTCCAGTCATCGACAAGACCTACAAATTGGACTATGCCGCCAGAGGAAATCCGGATTTGGCGCTTGGGCACAATTTGACCGGCATACGGCGAAAGGGCATACTCGGGGTCAAAAGTCCTGTCATTGTTATTGAAAACAATGTTTGCCAAACCTGAATCAAACTGGTCGAGTTGTCTGTTTTTACCGCGCTGAATTGCCACAGACTGCACTAAATCAGTAACGTCAAAAAACAGAGTTCCTGCCAATAGATACTCAGTGTTATTTAGCTTGCCCTTTATTGGGTCGTCAAGAATAAAGTAGGGGCCAAGGCCTGACGAAAGTATGTCAAAACCTATCTCAACTTTTTGGACTGGCTGGCTCAATTTGTCGGGCTCACTAGGACTTGACCGCCGGCGGTTACATACTTAGTAATTGTGTTACCCAAGGTCTTACCAACCATCGCCAAAGACTGACTTGGGTCGGTCTTGACATTTATGTTTATGGTCGTGCCAACCGCTGCTCCACCCATAGTTCTCAGCGACTGCAAAATAGACAATTGTGATTGTAGTTCGTTTCTAATTCCAACTGCACTCATGGCCTCGGTTGTTCTACCGGCAATGGCAGCTTCATTAGCAAACTTATTAGCAGCGATAATTCGCTCATTCAGGTAACTAATTAGCTTGGCTATGTCAGTAATTGAGTCTATAAAATAACCCGATACATTGCTCAGGGTTTAGATTGCAACATCTATGCCGGTCATGCCGCCGCCAACCGCGCCGCCACCTCCACCACCGGCGCTTGGCGCCACAGGCAGTTGGGTTTTTGCGGCTGTCTCTACTTTGTTTAGCTTGGCTAAAAAGTCTGTAACAACCTTGTCAAGCCCACCCAAGTCGCCCTTCATAGATGCAATGTTTTCCTGGAAGCTTTCGCGTATTTTCTTGACTGCCTCAATTAGCGTCTGGTTTGCGTCAATGACTTCTTGGTTGAAGTCGAGCTGTAATTGCTTGAGGGCCTCATTTAGGTCAGTTTGGGTTTGTGCATACAGGTTTTTTAGCTGAGTGGTTGCAAGTCCTTGCTTATTGTAAATTTCTCTAGCAAGTGAATCCATGCCAGTTTCGGCGGTGCTCTCTAGTGCCATAAACAAGCGCTGTAGCTCAGCCTGCGTCTGTGGTGTTGATTGCAAAATAGCGCTAGCTAATTCATTACCGGTATCAGCGCCAGCGGCTACAACTTGCTCAATAAAGGTTTGTGAGAAGCCAGCGGCGTTTAGTTTGCCAGCTTTTTCTAATAGCGCCTGCGACTTAGCAAGCCTGGTTGTAAGCCCAGCAACTAGGTTGGCTACGGACTTTGTCTCTTCAACCTCAAAAATGTCAGCTAGCGAAATCCTTACAACCTGCTCAAAGGCAGTCCTAAGTCTGTTTTGTGATTGTTGCACAATGTCAGCTAGGCGGTTTGCAAAGTCTTTTTCTGTTTTTAGGACAGCTTCCGAATAGCGCTTTTGTGCGGTAGCAATGGTTTTGTTATATTGCTCTTGCGCATTAGCTAATTCTTTTTGAGCAGACCTAATGAACTTTTGGACTTTTTCAAAAGCCGATTCTGCCGCTGGCATAGCAGGCAACTTAGGAAGTTCTGGTGTTGTTGCGTTGGTAATGCCGTTAGCAATGTTTCTAAATCTATTTAGCTCGCCAGATGATTCGCCAATTTCACGTCTTAGATTTTGTAACTTGATTTGGTCAAGTTTTGCAAACTCATGCGCGGCAATTACGGTTTGGCCAGCGAGAGCATTAGTTGTTTTGGTCGTGTATTCCAACCCAGGTATAAGGCCCTTATAGGCCGATGCGCCATTTGTAGCACTTGTTACAAAAGCATTTTCGTTTCTCAGTATTGCGGTGCGCTGAGTTTCAAGTTCCCTGGTTACATTTTTAGCATTTTGGTAAACCGTTGCATAGGCAGTTGCAATAAGAGCCAAGCCAGTTGCAACTACGGCAGCGGCAGCTACATAAGGATTAGCTAGGACTGCGGCATTGAAAAGCAATTGGGTTGCGGTAGCAATTCTTAGAACCGTGTCAATTGTTTTTACAACGACAATGAGGCTTCCTATTGCAACGGCAAAGCCAACAATTGCGTCTTTATTTATTACCACCCAACCAACAAAGTCGATAAATGACTTGATTGCGTCAATTATGCCCTTCGTCAAGTCTCTTAGTGTTTGTGTTCCCTGCGGAGATGCAAGCCATTCTGTAAAGTCTTGCAGGGCTGGCAAAACTTCTTCTCTAAAGATTGTCGCAATTTCGGCTGCCGCAGGCGCTAGCGCCTTTTCCAGCTCTGGGGTGAGCTTTACAACTTCATTAGCAAACTCATTGAATACTGGCAGTAGGGCCATGCCCACTGATTCGGAAATGTTTTCAAAAGCCAAAGCCATGCGGTCTGAGGCTTTAGCGGTTGCTTGCGCAGTCCCGCCAACCTGAGTTTCGATAGCAGCGAGTATTAGGTTTTGTGCCTCTAAGACCTGTCCAGATTGAACAAGCGCCTTTATCTTTTCGCGCTCTACCTCGGTAAAAGTAACGCCAGAGCGAGCAAGGGCTGTAATACCCTTTATTGGGTCTTGCAGTGCCTTACCCAATTGAACAGCATTAGTCTCGGCTGAGCCAAAGCCAGCGGCAGCCAGGTCAAGTGCAGCCATTGTGGCCCGGTCAAATGAGCCACCCATTTCATTAGCGGTTTGCGCAAGGTTTTTGAAGGTAAGTAGTTTGGCTTGGGTTGCCTTGATTACTTCACCATCTACGGCTACTAATAGCTCATTGCTTTCGGCAAACTCAATAAGTCTTTTTGTAACGGCGGCTGTTTGCGAACCAAACAGATTCATTGACTTAGCAACTTGTTCTAGCCTGTTATTGGCTTGTTGCACATTTTCAGCGGCGGCTATTGAATCTGCGCCAAACTTTACTAAGGTAGCGGCAGCGGCGGCAGTAGCGGCAGCTATGGCCCCGAAAGCTACGCCAAGGGTCTTGCCTACTTTGGCAAACTCGTTTTGGGCTTGCTTTATACCCTTGTCGTCAAATACGGATTTGAGGACTACATTTACAGCCATTAGTCAAACTTCCTGTTCGCTACTCGGTAATAAGTTTCAATAACCTTGTCAATGCGCTTTTCAAATTGTGGCAAGTCCCTCTCTACCGCCGGCCAAGCAATGCGCGAGGCATTTCGCTTTAGGACACCAGTTACGGCATTTAGGTTAGCAATAAACTTTTTACCGGCTTCGGGCGGAGTCCTTCTGGCGTAGGCTACTAAGTCCCCGCTAGCAGTTCTTCTAATTACAGGAGTAAGGCCGCTGTTTCTTTTACCCTGCCCGACACTTCTCCTAGACCTACCTGCCATGTCGGCAATGCTTACCGCGGCTGAGTTTATGCGCACGCTTAGCAGTGAAGTAGTTAGGCTACGGCCACCGGCAGCCAGGCGCGACCTAACAGTCGTTGAATCGGCAGGCTTAGCACCGTGGTTCCATGAGGTTTGCCCGTAGTGGTCTTGCATACCGCTGAGGGGCGTTATTTGTCTAATGCCAGATTTGATTGGGCTTTCAGCTTCCCTACCAATTGACTTTATGTCGTTTACAAAAACCTGTCTAAGGCCCGGCTGTATTTGGGTGAGTTGGCGCTTTAGTTGCCTTATATCTTTATCGCTGATTGTTGCGATTGGTTTTAGCATGCGGACACCTCTGGTCAATTCTATCTAATAGAAAACCGACCCATTGGGGTCGGTCTCTATTTTTTGTTCATCTCTTGCGCACGCCAGACTAGGTAGCGGCCCATTGTCCAAAGCATTCGCTCATCAAGCTTCATTAGCTCTAGCGGACTTATTTTGTATTCGTAAGCGATGTTTACGAGATACCAGTGTGCCGAGCTGTCGCCTAGCCCTTCGATGCTTTTGGGTCAGTTGCGCTAACCGAGGCAATGCTTTCAACCCAGGCGTCAAACTCAGCCGAGGTTTGCTTTTCTCTGGTTAGTGCTGACCAAGCAAGCCAGAGCAGGTGAGTAACTTTCATCTCCTGCCCTAGCTTGGCAATGCTTATGTTGTATTGAGCCTCAAACTTAACCATGTCGGCCATAATGACCTTGACATCTTTTTTAGTTCCGTCGTTGAACTCAACTTCCAATTGCATCCGCATTTGGTCTCCTTTCTTATTTAGTTATTTAGCTGGTTGCTCTGTTTACTGCGCCAGTAATTGTCCAGGTGAGATTCTGCACGGCGAGGTCGCCGACGGCTCCCGAAACTGGGGCGAGGTTGTCGACCAAAACTGTGAACTCGTACTCAGGGGTCGAGGTTCCAGTTGGCGTTCCCGCTGGGTTGATGGTTACTGTAGCAATGGTGTTGAACAGGTTGTAAAGAATGCTGTCCAGTGCGGTTGATGCGTAGTCATTGTGGAAAGCGAGAGTAACTGAGCCGGATTTTAGTCCGCCCTTGTATTCGCGCCATCCCGAGCTTCCGAAGCTTGTCGTCTCAATCGCGTCGGCAGTTGTTGTTAGCTCTACGGAATTGACATTCTGAGAGATTGCAGTTCCGTTTAGCTGAACTACAACATTGGTCAGGATTTGCTTTGCCATTTATTTATCTCCTATGTGTTAGCTAGCTAATACACGAACATTGAATTCGGCGGCTAGATAGGTTACATCTGATACCAATACCGAACCATAGTTCGTCATTTCAGTCACTATGCAGTCAAAGGCCTTTCCGCCTAGCGACCTATCTGATTCTATCGCAAGTGAAACAGATGCCTCGCCGGTGCTTGCGCAATAAGCATCGAGGTTTCTTTGCGCAGTTCTCTCGTCTACCCTGCCAACAATAACTTGCACGGCAAAGTTGTATTCGGTCATGCCACGCTTGAAGTCCTGGTGATATTGCACTCTTGCAAGTTGCACAATGGCGATTGGCGGCGACGGATTATCTGGAATAGTTGGCGAAGTCCTGAGCCCTGGAATAGTCGCCAGGTTAGCCGCAAGCCCTTCGCGTAGCTCTGTAATAGAAGCCACTATGCCATCCTGATTTTGCGGTATGGCTCAATAAGGTGCTGCACGTCTGGGTCAAGCCTGAAACCAACACGCATTGACCCAAGCTCGCCGCTAATAATTCCCAGCGGTGAATCAAGTCTTTTGAAAATCCTTGATGCCAAAATAACGGTAGCTTGCGTAATTGCAATCGGCACGCTAGACCAACCCCAAGTGCCTGTAACCCTAACCGTTGCCTCGCCCTGTCTGTATGGGAATAGGTAGTTTTCAATTGCTCTAATTTGATAATAGCTAGTTGCAATGCCACCGGCACGTCCGTTTAGTGGCTCTGCCTGCCAGTCAGTTGCGGCCCAAGTTGTGTCCCAGCTTTCGCCATCCTCGGAAGTTTGCACTTGCGTAAGGGTAACAAAGTCTTCTGTTTCGCAAACATAGTTGTCTATTGGCGCAAAAATCTTTGTGGCCGTCCCAGCGTTGTAAAAATAGCGCTCGGTGTAAGAGTCAATTTGTCGGCTAGCAGATTCAACGGCCATCTCTAGCAGGGGGTCGTCTATTCCGTCGGCAATTCCAAGTGCTGCCTTGACCTGTATAAGTGTTGCGTAGCCCTGAGTTATAGCCATAATTCCTCCAGCGTCTATTCTACTTCCATTGTTCTAACCATCTCTGCAATGGTTGGCGCTCGGAAGTAGCGACTATTGCGCC